AGTGGTCGCCCGAGATTTGGATGCTGTTTGCGCTGTCCATGCGTCAGTCCTGTGGTGCGGTGGTTTTGGTGCGCAGCGCCACCCGGCGCGGCGTGGTTGCTCTGCGGTGCGCGGCGCGCTCGGCAATTTGCGCGACGGTCAGGCCGGGTGCGGCGGTGATAATCTGTAGCACTCGGTTTATGATGGGGGAAAGGCCGCTCAAGGTTTACCCCTAGTTAAAAGTTCCAACTCAATCCGGTTCGCCCCCACCTTGACCAGCGCCGATTCTTTGATCAGCTTGCTGGTTGGCAAGTCGCGTCCGGTCATGCCGGGCTGCACGAACAGGCCGGGCATGGTGTAGTGCGGCAGGTACAAGACGCCCTTGTGCGCGTAGGCCACCTGCACTTCGGTTTCTGCTGCGCTGGCGCTGTTTCGGTTTGTGCTCATAAAAAATACTCCTTGTGCTCATGAAGCAGTCGCAACGATCGTTCGTCGTGGCTTTCCCAAAGCCGCAAGCCTCTGGCCCTCAATAATTCCTCGACTTCATTCAGGCACTTTTTGCCGAAGTTGGGCCACCGCTTCATTTCCTTGCGAGAAAACATGCAAAGGTGTCTAACGGCCAATGGCTCACCATCAAACAGTCCTGTCAGTTCAAGCCGGATGACATTGGCCGGGCGTGTTGTCAAATCGGCCAAAAAAACCTCAAGCGGCACGTCCAGCGGGTGAGTGCGCTTGAGTTGTTGTTGTTGTTGTTGTTGCGGTGCCACCGCCTCCTGCTCTGCTGGCTCTGCCAGCGCGGCGCGGAGGGCGGTGATGGCTTTCTGCGTGTTCGCCTGAATCGGCGTACCTTCGTACATGGCGTTGTCGGCCCATTCCAATGCCTCCAGCGCCTGCTGCGCTGCGTCTCGTAGTGTGGTCATGCTATAAGCTCCTTGATCGTTGCCCTATGCAGCAGCTTAGGGTCTTTGGTGGATTGGATAACACGGCACTCTATGCCACAGTCAGGGCGTCGCTCATACCTTGCCCTCCAGGTGCTGGCGGATGGCGTTCGCAACTCTGTCGCACGACAGAAACGGCGCGCCTTTTTGTTGGTACTCTTCCAGCGCCTCCAGCGCCTGCCGCAGTAGGACTTCATCGGCTTCGGACTTGGCCGCTTGGTAGCAGCAGCCAGCGCCAAAGCCACATTCGTACTGTGCAGCTTTGAGGGCCTCGTTCTCATCGTGCAGTCGGCGCAGTTCGGCGGCGGCATAAGGCAACAGGTGCAGCCTCGCGCTTTCGGCGTCCTCAAGCTGGTCAGCCAGCACCAGCGCCTTTGGCGTGCATGTGTGTATCTCGGCAGGGTTTTCTTTCCCGCAACGGTTACATTTCATTTCATACTCCTTCCAATCTCAGCCGCAGCACGAACGATGGCTCGGCGGGTTGCGGCGGCAAGGTCTGGGCCAACGACTTGCTCTGTGGGATTGATGTGCGAAAAGAATCCAGCGTCAGCAAATCCGCGACCATCGTGTATCTTGCTGATTGACAAGGTGAAGTGGGTGCCAGGGGCGGATTCCGCGAGTTTCACCGCCAGCCGCAGTGCATCGCCGTCGTTGGTGAGGGGATTCCAGACGCCCCAATAGTCTTTGCAGCGGCTGTCGCTGTATGCAGTCCCGTCCGGGTGCCAGCGCAGTTCGATGCCCGCCGCCTTCGCAGCCAGTTCAAGGTATTCGCGGTCAGTCATGTCTGTTCTCCGATGCCGTTCTTGCGCTCGGCTTCATACTCATGAAATGCTTGTTCGATCTGCCACGGGCAGTCACCGTTTTGGATCGCTTGCTCCACAGCGAACAACACACCAAAGGCGCTCGGCTCCACCGGCACCAGCTTGTACTCTGCTTTGTAAATGTCTGCCATCTCAGTACCTCTCGAACCATTTAGACGGCTTGTTCTCAAGCCAGTATGGATTGACGTTGAAAGTCACATAAGGCGCGTTGCGGTGTATCTGTAAGTGCCGAGCGCCAAAGCGCCAGTTGATGATGCAGTCGCTCATGTCTGCTCCTTCAGCGCCCGGATGGCGCCGGCGCAGTCAGCACAAGCTGCAAGCAGCAGTGCCTGGTCGTGGGTTAGGATGACTTGCTTCATGTAGTGGTGCGCCAGTGTGTTTTCACACACTCCCGCAGCTTCCTCCAGTGTTTGAGCGCGGACGAGGTGGGCGAAGCGTTCTACTTCTTTTTGATTTAATCGCCATTCACCTTCTGCATCAAAGCTCAACATTCCGTTTGCAGCTTTAAATGCCACGTCATGAGTGTTCATTCATGCTCTCCTATGCCGTGCGCCCGTTCGATGGCGCGTGCGATGGCTCGCACACGATAGTTAATGCCTTCTGCCGCCGTCCCGTACTCATAGATGTGGTCAAGCAAGTCATCGACTTGTTTGCGAGTTGTGTTGTCGAGATCCTCATCCGTCAGGCGACGGCGTGGCTGGGGTGCGGTGTAGAGAGGCGTAACTACCATTGACGGGCTACCATCAGGCTCTCGATGGCTGTACTCGTTCGCATAGTGCTGCGCTGTGTATTTGGACTCGTGGGTGTACCAGTGTTTGCCCGTCCGCTTATCCAGCACAGACCACGCCACCGGCTCCTGCTCTGCTGGCTCTGCCAGCGCGGCGCGGAGGGCGTCTGACAGTTGGCGCAGCGCTGCCCGCATCTCAGCGCGGCCATGCACAGCCATCTCGTACAGGTGCCGCAGCCGATGCACTTCGTCGGCCAGCACAATCTGGCGGCGGTGCGCGTCGTTCAGGTCAGCGCCCCACGGGCCGTAGCTCGCCACAATCATCAGGGCGTCGTCCACGCTCTCGCGGGCCACGTCCTGCGCGTTGGGGTCATGCGTCTTGACGCTGTGGCAGTAGTGCTCGCCAGTGTTCACTATGAACGACTGTTCAGCGGTCACGGTTACTTGATCGCTTCCGCACTCGGGGCAAACCAATTTTTCATCCATCGTCGTTCTCCTTGTTTATCCACCAAGACGCCTAACACTTCGCTCATGCGCTCGGGGCTGCACCTGCTGCGCAGGCTCCACAGGCTCCACAACCGGCGCAGTAGGGCCAGCGCAGGCTCCACCCAAGCGCATTGCTGTACTCGATCAGGCCCTTTTTTCGCAGTGCCTGCAAGCGTGCATCGACGGCGCGGAACGCGGGGCGGGACGTGCCCGCTACAGCGGCTTCGGCCAAGTCGCGCACTTGCGACGTGGCCATGAGCAGTGCAGGGGTCATAGGTGGTGCTAACCGCCATCTGTTTTTGACGCGCGCCAGGATGGCCGCCAGGATGGCGTCGTCCAGCGATTGGTATTTGCTCATGCTTGTTCCTTCGTGGTGAAAAACTGCCCGCGCTCGATGCGGGCAATCATCTTGCGTTCGATGCTCTCGCCATCCTTCGCCTGCAATGCGGGCGAGTCGGCAAGCGCTTTCTCAATGCGGGCATCGACGGAGGCGGGCCAGAGCTTGTTGATCCGGGCCTCGAGTTCCTGCTCAGCGAAGTACGACCGTGCTCTTGATTTAACGGCAAACGCCATTGCTTTTTTCAGCTCGTCGTGAACAATGCGAACAATCTCATCGTCTGAGATTTCAAACTCGAACTTCATTTTGGTGCTCCTTTAGCCGCAGCCAGCGCGTGCTCGCTGATGGCGCGGCAAATGGCCGGGAAGTCGCAGGCGCGGTACAGGCGTGCGGCTTTGTCCGTGGCCACAGGCTCAACCCCGAGTTGCGACAGACCGGCCACGGTGACAGATATGAGCGCAAGGCGGGCATTGATGGCACCAAGGGTCAGGCGCTCGCCGTCATCGGCAGGGCCGGGCGTGGTGGGCGCGGCGACAACGGGCGCAGGCGGGGCTTTGGGCGGCGTGTAGGCGGCTTCGGCGCGCGCAAGAGCGGCTGCGGCTTCTGCTGCTTGGGTGGCGATGCGCTCGCGTGTGATCTGGGCTTCGGCCTGGGCAATCTCAGCATCAATCCGCGCCCGTTCGGCGGCGGCGGCTGCGCGGGCTTCGGCTTCGGCTTGCGCGATGATGCGCTCGCGCTCGCGCTGGGCTTCGGCCTCGGCCCGTGCCTTGGCCTGGGTGGCTTCGCGCTCCAGTCGTGCGGCTTCTTCGGCCCGGATGCGCTCGCGCTGGGCCTCTTGCTTGGCTTTTTCTGCCGCTTGCCGCTGGGCGATGATGGCGGCCAGATCGTCGGGGGCTTTGAGCACTAGGACAGCGTCGTCGAAAAACTCCAAGCCAGATGCTGCCAGAGTCTTGACGTTGGCCATGATCCGCGTGGCCACTTCGTTCGCCGCAATCTTGGCGCGGGCCAACTCGGTATCGACGGCATTTCTCAAGCTGTCGATGGTTTTAAGGCCCGATGCTGCGCCGGCAAAATCGGCGGGAATTTGGGGCATGTAGTTGCCCGGCATGGCTGAGTTCAGTTCGCTCAGGTGCTTGGCAAATGCCTGCTTGCCGGCCTCGATGATTTCGGCCTTGATCGCGGCTTTGCGTGCAGTCACGAGCTTTTCGCGGTGCAGGCGTGTGGTGCGGGCCAGCGCCTTGAGCTCGGCCACCAAGCGGCGCATGGTTTCCACGTCGGCCATTTGGGCCAGCGCGTTATCCTCGGCGGCATCGAGCCGTTCCTCGGCCTGCTTCAATGCCTTGCAGGCTTTGTCGGTGAAGGCAAAATCTTCGTCGGTTGCCGGAACCTCGGGGATGCGTGCGATGAACTCGCGCAGGGCGGCGCCCCATTCGGGCAGGTTGGAAAGCACGGCAAGCTGACCGGATACCTGCACCCGCACGGCGGGCAGGGTTTCGATGGGTGCGGCCATGACGGGCTCGGGCTTGGCGCTGGGCACGTAGGTGGCCAGGTCGGCCTCCAGTTGCGCCCAGGCGGCCACGATGCGAGCGCGCAATGCTGCGTCAGGCGTGTACCAGCAGTGGCGTTCTTCCACCAGTTTATCGTCATTCCACTTGCTGGCCATGAACAGGATGCGCTCGCAGCCCGATACCATGGCCTGGTGCTCCATCTGAATCAGATAGTGCTCAGGCAGGAAGTCGTTTGCGTTCCCGCCTTGCTGGCGGATCGCTTCGCGCAGGCCCTCGTTGAGCGTCTTGTGTTCAAACGCCACGTCCTCCAGCATGGTCAGGCCGTCAAAGCTGGCGGAGTAGCGGCCATTCACACCCGTGACCGGGTACAGATCTTCCCCGATGATTTCCTCAGCCAGCGGTCGGGCCAGGGCCTCAAAGCGGTGGCCATCATCAAACCGGCGTTGAGTTACCGGGTCCACCTCGGGGCTGATGCCGGTGTGCAGCCAGTGCAGCAACTCGGTGCGGGTCATGTAGGGGCTGCACCCCATGGCGGCTGGCGCGTCGCTGGCGTTCCAGTGCTGGGCGCGGTGGGCGTGCCATTCAGGCGTTCCCTGGATGAGTTTGACGATTTTCATGTGGTTTACTCCATGTCCTTGATGAATTGATCGACTTCCGATTCGGGCTCGCTGGCCGGCACGTCGATGACGCCAAGGCCGGCGATGATGCGGCGCTGTTCGTCGGACAGGCGGGCCTTGCTGGAGAGCATGGCTTCGATGCTGGCTGGGGTTTGCTGGCCGCTTTCGACCAGTGCACGCCACTTGGGCAAGTTGGCTTCGAATCGGTCTTGTGGGTAGAGGCCGATTTCGGCGCGGGCTGGCTTGGGGGAAGTGGGGCGGATTTCGCCGGTTGACGGGTCAATCTGCTTTGGCTCGCCAGCCGCAGGGGGCAGGTCTTGAGCTTCTTCGCTGACCATCATGCCGCCAAGCGCAGCCGGGTAAACGGCCCGGATGCCCTCGGCAATACAGCGGGCGCGCAGCATTGCGCGGGGGTAGTTTTTCCAGTTGTCTTTGGCTGTTAGTCCTGCTTTTTTGGCCTGCTCGAATGTCCATTCGATGCGCAGTTTGCCTCCAGATTTGTGCGCAAACGTGGCATCGGCAATGACGTCGGACAGTTCGTGCCATTCGACTGTTCCGCCCATTTGCTGAAAGCGGGCAAGCACGCTGTGGGTTTTGCGGGCGGCCCGGCCCTGAATAATGTCGTAATCTTGCGTGATGGTGGCCGGGTGCTGGCCTTCGGCTTGCGCCACCAACATGAGGGCAAGGGCCTGATCGGCGGTTTTCATGCCGAACAAGCCGGATTTGGCGATGGCTTGGGCCATGCCTTGCACGTCTTGGAATGGGATTAGGGCGGTCATTTGGTTTCTCCGTGTTTTGCGCCACCAAAAGGCAAGGTGGCGCGTCTGATGGTTGCCTTGGCAATGGCTGCTTTGGCGGTTTCAATAAAATGCGGCGGCAGGTAGCTGTCACCGTCGTAGGGTTTGCCGGGGCCGGCGGCCTCTTGCAAGATGGCCTCCAGCGCATCAATGACGGCGGCGTGCGGGTCAACCCGGCTGCCGGAATCAGGTGGCGGGGCGAGGAAAAACGAATCCGCGATTTCGCGGAACACGGGGTGCAGGTTGGACATTCCAGATCTCCTTGGGTTAAAGAAGCCACGCGGCCAAGGCCACGGCGGCGACGGTGAAAATGACGATGGCGATGCCATCCCAATCAATTCGCGGGCGCTCGCCCAGCAGGGCGCGCTGGAGCAGCAAGGCATCCGCGTCGTGGTACGGCACCTGTGGCGGCGTGTAGAGGCTGCCGATTTGCAGCCCGGTGCGGGTGGTGTAGGGTGTCATGTTGCGGCTCCGTGGGTGGTGTGTCGATGGGGCAAAGTATAACCGCATACGGCTACCCGTCAAGCCCTTGACGAAAATATTTTTTAGGCTACACTTGCGCCATGAAAACCGAGCACGAACTAGCTTACCTTCGCCGGCGCCTGGGCGAGACTGTAGG